TATAAAATTCTTTCATCCGTTCCGATAAAATACAATTGATAAATGCGCCACTTTGTAGCATCTGTCGGAACGGCGGTGTTGCTACTCACTAAGCTTTCATACACGCTTTGTCCGTATATTACCCTGTCGCCTACATTATAAGAACCAACGCCCCAATCAGGGTAAGTGCTGCCAGTTTTGTAATCTACAAAAATGTTTTTCCTTACCCAATCCAATTGCTTAACGACAGCGCGCCACCAAGATACTTCTATTGGGGTGCGTTTGTCGGGCGGCAACAACTCCACTATTCTATCGCTAAAATCTAAATCAAAAAAACTCATTATTCAGGAATAAAGGTTAAAGTATCTGCTAATGTAAAACTTGTTGTTGTTTCGGGTACAATATAGCCGCTAACGGTGTTCCACTTGCGGCTTATGTATTGATTGCTTTGAACTAAATATGTTCCATTTGCCAACAAAACACTGTCTTGTCTTGCAACAACATTATTCAAAATCAAATCGTTCACACCTTCCACGTTTCTTATCGCCGCTTCTAAATCGCTTAACTGCATCGAACCATCGAAAGGCAAAGCCGCTAAGAAAGCGTTAATGCCTGCTATTACGTTGGCTTGTATGACAGCGGAATAAGAACCATTATAATACACCTGTGCCGCAACCATCAACTTGTCGCTATTGGTGCTTGTAAGAGTGTAGTAAAGCCCTGTAACTCCTATTTGATTGGTGTATGAACTTAATGAGTTTAATTCGTCGCTTGATAATGCCTGTGGTGTGCTGCCCTTTGCTACTTTTATAAATACTTGCCCTGCTAAGTTTGTCTTAACCGATACCCTTGTAACAATTCTTTTTGTCACATCAACCACAGGGTATTGAGGTACTAAATTAATCAATTGCAACACCTGTGGATTGGTTGCGTCGTATTGGAATTTGAATATTTTATCTGAGAGCCAAGCCGTTGTTTGTGGCGGCGCAAGGCTTACAATTGTTTCGTTATCGGTTTTAAAAACATCCATCAACTGCTCAAGCAAATTAACAGCAACGGCAAACACATAAGTCCACAACCTCCATATTGCGCGCTTGCTCGTGCTTGTAAGCCCTGATAGTGTGCTATCGGATTGCACATCCGTTATCATGCTTGCTTGTATCTCATCAATCGTCCTTGCCATTATATTACTGTTGTTATTGTTACTGGTATTGTTATAGCTGTCGGCGGTGCTTTGGTAATGTCGTTCCTCGTTGTGTCTGCATCGTTATCAATTACTCCACAGGTGTATTGAATGATATAGTGGTAAAGGTTATTGTGATTATAATCTTGTTGTTCACTTATCTTCATCAATCTGCCGCCTTGCGTTGGTACAAAGTAGGTAAGCAATTGATTGACTTTAGTTTTCAAATCATATACGTTTGTGTCTTGTTCATAGTTGCCGTTCCCTGCGTCATATTCTTCATGCACAATATGGATGGCAAATATCACATCTGATTGCGAATACCCTAAACCCAAAGGCATCCAAGGGTTCGGCGTGATAGCTTCCACAAATGCCGCTGGCTTCGGGAATGAATATATTTGCCCCTCTAAATCCTCCGCTAATTGATTGTTCCATATAGCAACAAATTGCAAGTCCGTTAAGGTTTGCAACTTTGTTTTTATGGATAGTATGGAATCTTTTATGCTCGCCATATTGTGTCAATTACTTTCTTTATCTTTTTCAATTGCAAATTACGCAATGTTGGGCTATCGCCCATAAATTTCCTTTGCGGCATCTTAAAGTTCCTAACTGGTAAGCCGTCATTGTGAACTTTTGCATAAGGCAAATCAACCTCAAATCTAATCTTGTTAAATGTTGCAACCCTTAATGATGTTGCAACTGCCCTGCGTAATGCTCCTGACTTCACCAACGTCGCCCTCGTCCTTCTTCCTAAATCTTTCTTTTTAGGATATTTGTATGCGGTTGTTCCTGATATTCTTCGCTGTGGTGTTTGCCACGTCTTGCCATCCCATCCCTGTTGCCTAAAGCTATTGTTGAAAAATTTTTGAGTATCGCTCGCAAGTTCTTTAGGTAGTTCTTTTTCTACCTTATTAAAGTTTTGCAATACTCTATCAAAATTAAATTTGCTCATCAGTTATACAAGTCAACTGGCTTTTCGGAAAAATATTTTATTACTACTGGCTTGCTTTGAAACTTTCCTTTTTCAATATTTACGCCGTCAAATTGCATGGAATCTTCAACTAAATCAATGTTGATTATCATTTCTTCCCAATTCAAACCTTTATTGTTTTCAATCATTGTTTTGATTCCGCTTTTAAACCACTCAAAATAAAGAGGCGATAAACTAAGGGCTTCAATAGGTATATTTTTTGTTCGTGCTAAGCTTATTATATTTGCGCAGTAGTCTATCGCCTTGTTGTAAGTTGGTTCAAATCGGCTAAAGTTAAAGTTGCTCATGTTTTTTATTTAATCTTTTTCGGGTATTGGTAAATCAAAGTTTCTTTTTGCGAATCCTTTGTCCTTTGGCGCAACATCAAAGTAAGGGTGTTTTGGTGAGAATATATAACCATCCTTTCCGGGATTCATTTTAAACGTGTCTGAAACGGTTTCGTCAAGTTCTTTTGTTACTCGCTTCACCTCCCTTGCGCTTGACTGCTTAACGTCGTCGTATTTGCTTAATTTTTCCAAAGTGCATCGGCAATTGAAATGGTTTAAAGGGCTGTATTGCGCCCAAAGCGAATCATCCACAGGTCTTACAATATCATTCAGCGGTCGACAAATGTCGCTTGTATTGGCATCCATTACCGCAATATATCGCAAGTAAGGGAATTGATCTTTGTCGTCCTCAAATCGTTGCCATTGATTCGCCTGCTGTGCCTGCCCTACGGCGGTGTTATATTCTGCGTTCAACCAATCTTGGTTGTATCTTTCGTAAACAGGCATAACCAAGTTTCTAAACTCTCTGAATGTTTTACTTTCAGCTACAAAACCGCCCATCTCACTTACTTGCTGATAAGTCTTTGCTCCGCTAAACATATAAACATTTTCCCTCAATGAACTTATCAATTCGTAATCAGTACCTCCAAACTCAAAGTCCTCCAATGCGCCACCATAGCCATTATACAACGCTTCTTTAAGGTAGTCAGCAATAGCAAAATATAAATCTTCAGGCAATTCATACGAAGCGTTAAACCGCCCATCATAAATGCCTTCAATCAATAGCTTTATTTGTTTGTCTGTGTACTTCATTACGCTTCTAACAATGGATATAATTGATCAACAACGCCACTAACAGTTGATGCGGGCGCATTGCCGCCAATGGTTGTAATCTCTGACAAATCAAACTCAATATTTATGCCATGCTGCGACATTGTTATCGTCGTGCCTGTCGTTGAAATTGCCGCTCCCTTGCTGAATAAATGAACGCTATTGCCAAGGCTTCCAGTAGTTGAAACCACTTTTACAAAGTGGTCGTTGCCATGAATTACCTGTGTGAAAACTAAACTCATTTGTATAAATTATTTAATTTGTTTTGTACACTCGGTTTAAAATTACTTATCGGTGCTGGTGCTGCTGCTTTCTCTACTGTTATGCCTGTCCTTTCAATAAAGTATGCCCAATCAGGATCACCGCCTGCATCTTTTATTGTCTTGAATATGTCCGCTGTCTTTTGATTGCTTTCATCCTCCCTTCTTCTTAGTTCTTCCCTTTCTGCATCATTTTTAAACTCAAAGTGCAAATCTTCGCCAATCATAAAGCCATGCGTGCGAAGCCTTGGCAACAATTCGGTGTTAATGATGTTCTCCACAAATGCGCAATCCTTCACCTGAATTGTTTCTAACGCTTCGTGAACTGGGTTGTCATCCCCATTTCCTGCGCCAAGTTTGCCGGGCACGCTATCCAAAGCGTCTGCATGACCTAATATTAACTTGCTTATCTTTTTTTCACATCTTGCTTCCAAGTTCTCATATATCTTAAACCCTTGACCATTGCCTTTGCTTTCTACCAATTCCACTTCATCGGTAAGGTCATCAAGCAATATCCATCCCGCGTTACCCATTTGGCTTAGTGATGCCGCAAAAGCTGCCCTTTCATCTTCATTCGTCTTTTGCGTTCTTCCCTTTCTTAATGGCATACCATACAATTCTGCTGCATCGGTATTGAAGCCCAAAAGGTTTCTGCACACTATCTCATAAAGTGCAACATCGTACAGCAAACCATAACCAACTTTTGAAACGCCTATCTCCGTATTGGTTGGCACCCATATATGCCAATCTTTGTATGGTTCTTCTAAAAATGCTGCTCCCGATAATGAATACACATAACTTGTTACATTCATCCTGTCGGGGCTTATATTCCAACGGCGAATGATTGACAATTGAGGGAACTCATCGTTAATTACATCGCCTAAGTTGATTAAAGAATACCCAAAATAAACAGAGTCCAACGTATAGTTAACAAAGTTTTTAAACCAAGTCTTTTTAAGTAGCTTAGTTGCTTCCTCATTTTCCTCTCCGGTTTCGTTACATAATTTAAAGTCCTTCATCATCGTCAAATCTTTGCGCTTGTTAACGCACGCCTTTGTATGACCGTTCAGAATGGTATCAATATACATTCTTTGCATTCTTACCCTATGCGGATACCACGCTTGTTCTGCTTCGCTTACGGCTTCGCGCCACAATTGTACATCGTGTCTAATGCGGCTCAATTGCACTGGCGTAACATAGCCGCTAAGGTTCTTATTCACGTCCTTAATGCTGCGCCAGTCATTGCCATAACTTACAACTGCATTCTCGGCAAACGATGTCGGGAAAAAATAGTTTTTTATTGGCTTTGGTAGCCACTTTGCAATCGCAGGTATTTTATTTTGCTCTGCCATCTTTAGTAGGAATTAATTTGTCTGATTGATCCGCCATATCTGATACGGTTGCCTTGTTTGGGCTCGATTAATGGAAGGTTAGGTGTTACCTCGCCTTTTGCACACATCGTAAGCCATGCAATCGCATCGTCATATCTTTTCATCCGTAAGTCTGGAATATTACGCGGTGCAATTCTTGAATGTAAGTGGTATAAAGTTAGGTCAACAAGATAAGCCACCATTTGTTGGTCTCTATTATCTGCCGCCTGCCAATAGGTTGTGTTTGATAAAGCCGTTCCAGCTGCAATCAAATAAGGAACGCCCTGTCCCCAATACTTCGTCCCATCGGTAATGTCATCAGGTGCAACATTTTGCAATGGCAAATTTTCAATCTTCAAATATTGAATCCCTGCATCGTGGTCAAGTAATGGTGTTTGAACTTGGCAAGTGTAAACGCTATTCTTCCAAAATACCTTATCGCCAATATTGTAAAAGTTAGAATAGACAAACTCGGGATAAGGGTAAACGGCTGAATAGATAACATTTGAAACATCATATACCCTTGCGCCTGCATAGTAAATTTTCGCATTACTCCACGCCAATAAGTCCGCAAACTCACGGCTTACATTGTATTTCTGCTTTAAATAACTGATTGCTTCGGCTTGTGCAAGTAATTGACACTTAGTTAAGATTGAATTATCTGAACCAATTATCTGTTGAAGATTCACATCTTGAATCAATGGTTTGTAATCGCTTGGAATTAGATAGCCCATTTAATATCTATTTTTTGATATTGCATTTTTACCAAAATTAAGTGATTTTAATGAACCACCGCTTTGAAATTTTGCGTATGATTCCGCGAAGGCAACCGTAATCATGTAGTCAAAAGCATCTGAACAGTGTCCGTATTTCTCATAAGTTACCTTCGTTTCGTCATCTTTTACTTTCTGTTTATACTTTGTCCCGTCGCTATCTTCCTTTAAATAACTAAAATCTGAAATACTATTAACACATTTCTCATTGATGGTTATATTCAAACCGTCAAATTCATGGTCAAATATTGCGTTGATAAAATTACCTCTCATCGCTACGCTTGGTGCTTTCCTGCTCACTCTCGATTGTGGTCGTAGTGCTGCCAATGACGTTAATATAATTCTATAATCGTTCTGCCCTTTCTCGCTTCGCGTGTCTTCACTGTTTCCTGAAGGATCGCCATAAACAAATACGCCTGCCTGATGGGAGAAGTATTTTTGCATGAATAGTTTACAGATACCCGGTGTATTATTAAATGGATTTTTAGCACATATCTCATCTATTTGCTCAATCCTTTTGCCCTTCAATTGAAAGACCGTTAAAGTCATGTAAGGATTGACGTTAAAGTCAAAGGATATGTGAAGCGGTAAGTCGGGGTTGTATGTACATTGTCCGATATGCTTACCTCTACTGAAATCCTTGTAAAAGTTGCCGCCTGTTTCTTTCGCCGTCCATAAGCCTTTAGCATAGACGGAATATAGATAAGCGTTTTTTGTTTTGTAATCTTCAATCTGCGCCCTTACCTCATTTGGTAGCCATCTATTGTCTTGGTATGTGGAATGATGAACGGTGTAATGATAATCAACATTAATGTCATCTAGTTCAACGGTTGTTTTATGACGAAACGAAAGTTCGTGATGTCCTAAAAAAAAACGCTTCCAAAACCAATTGTCCTCTGGATTACCTTCGACCTGAGGATTGATGGTAAATATTTCTTGCAGCAATTCAGCTTTGCCGCCCCTGATGGTTAGCGTAATCGTTGCGAAGTCATTTTCTTCTGGTACATCTTCTTCATACCAAACGCAACTCGGGTCTTTTATTGATTTTAATTTGTTGGGATCATCTCCGCCCCTTGCTATGAACTTGTTCCCATTCAAACATATAATTTCTAAGGGGTTCTGCTTAAATATAAAAAGGCTTTCCAACCCCAAATCAAAAATAGCCTGTTTAAGCGTCTCAAATGAACTATCCTTGATACTGTTATAGTTTTTACGATAAAGTATGCATTTGAAGTATTTGTGCGACAAACAGCGATATATTAATAGCTTAGTTGCAAAGTCTGATTTGCTGCTACCTCTACCTCCGTATAAAATTAAATATCTATCCTTATTATTGACTAAATCAATAAATCTTTCATTTATTATCTTTTTCCATTGAGGCCAGATAACTTCCATTAATTATCATCTTCGTTAAGTGTCTTTACTATTATTCTTCCCATATGTTCCATTTCGGACTTTTCTACATAACCTCTTTTTTTGCCTTTAGTTTTTAAAAAGAAGATTATAGCGGTTGTATCGCATTTATCAATTTGAGTATGTAGTTTGCTTTCGGCAAAATCAATAGCCATGTTTTCAATATCTTCTACTTGACTTCTATACTCTACATCATCTTGTAACCACTTGTAATGAGTAACCCTATTTATGCCGACTATTTTAGCAGCATTAGTAACAATGCCCATAGACTTTTCTAAAGCCTGAATCATTGCTCTTTTTTGAATGTTTGTATTTGTAGCCATTTAACCTCAAAGTTACTATTTTTTTTATTTTATAAACTTATATAAAAACATATTATAAATAGTATTAATACATCAATATATACCTTTTATATCTTTTTTAGGGATATAATAAATATATATATTATATCCCCCCCCCCTTTAAAAAATTAAGATAAATCAATTCTATTGATTCAGAACCAATACCACATTGACTTTCAATGATTCGAAAATCGTAGAAAATGAAAAATAATCGAGGACAAAAAATATTTTTTAATCTATTTTTAATAACCCCGAAGCCTTAGCAGCCAAGAACACCTCTTGATAGTTGCTCGATTGAAATAATTTGCCTTTGTATTTGATTAGCTTCTTCCTCGATTTATCTTTCGTAGATATGAAGGTCATTAACTCGCAATCCTTCTTGAATTGTTGATATGCACTATCGAGTTTTGTAGAACATTTAGTATTCATTAATTGGTTGGTTTATGTAGTCAGGGCAGAATTCGAATCTGCATCTCTCATACAAATATGAGGCGTTACCTTACGCCACCTGACTATTATGTAAAATTAACTTTTGTAAACTATTAATCTTCGATGGACTCAATATTACAGATTAACCAATAAATGAAAAACACAACCCACCAACCACACATTACAATTCTGCTTTTTGAACTCCATTTAAAACAAT